CTTCGTGCCATCTAACTCACGTTCTTTTTTCTCAAGTTCATTGTCCGGGTCTGCACCTGGAGGTCCTAACTCAACGTCAGCATAAAAACCACTGACTTGTTGTTTTCTTAAATCGTTTTCTGATATTTTAATTTTATGAATAATCGCCTCCGCATCGTCTAATGAGGTAGCCGTGTACGGAACGATTAATTCATCTGCTGGAACAAACTTTGATACAGCTCGTCCCATATTTACATCATAGTAAACTTTTTTAAATGTTGAACCTGCAAGTGGTAAATGAAATAACATCGAATCAAACTCTGCTTCGTATTCTTTCATCTGATCCATAATTAAATAATTCATAAAATCTTTAACACGATCTGCTTGTTGTTCTGTTGCAGGAGTTTTCGTGCCAATGATTTGTGTTCTCACTGGTCCATCTGCTGGTAATAATTCTTTGTATGCTTGTGCTTGAAACTGTGTAACTGCTTCTGCCATTACAGGATGCGTTGCACCTGAAGCCCCTTGAAAAGGTTCAGTTCTGTTTTCGTATTTAAATCCTAAAAGATCTAAACCAGTTGTATAAGATTGTTCCCACTCTTTTCTTGATGCTTTGTAGTCCATGTAGTTTTGAACCATATCGTTTCCAATCGGTTCTAAAACATCATCAGGTAAAAGATCTGCTAAGTTATCAAAGTGTGATTCAGTTCCAGGTTCAAAGTCTAATGTTACACCACCATCTTCTTCTGGTATAACTTCTATCGGTCCTTTTTCGGGTTCTGGTTCCTGAACGGAAACTTCTTCTGCTATCTCTTCTTCTGAAGGGATATCAAGTTTAGTTCTAGTGTTCGGGAGTCCTTTGTCTATTTCTGCCATTTAATACTCCTAATAGTTTCTAACACGTTTTAACAGACCTGGCAACCCTTGTGAGTTCGGTCCTCTTTCTGGTGGTGGGCCTGACTTATCTCCACCTGATAAACCACCCATAGCAAATGCTCTAGGCATTGTTAGATCTATGTTTATGGATCCTCCTCTTTTTTTAGGTATTCTTTTAAAAGCTTCTTTTACATCATCAACAGAAACAGGTTGTGATTTTGAAAACTTTTCTAACGCCTTTTTATTCATGTTTGATATAAAAGTAACTAAAGTTTCTGCCTCTTCATTGGTAAGTTTTCTTCCTTTTTTAAGTAAAGGCATTCCTTTATCATCAAAAAGTAAATCACCTGATTCGTAGCCTTTACTTCTATCATATTTAAGTTTTTTAAATAGTGGATCTAAAGATTTTAAATTACCCTCAATGAAACCCATGCCAGGAACATTTTTATAGTTAACACCTAACGTGCTTTCTACTAATTTAAGATTTTCATCTAGTAATGCTCCTCTAACTTTTCCCTCTGTTTTTAAACCAATATCCGTCATCATGTAATTTAATTTATCTATATATTTTTTAATGGGCATTGTTTTAGGAAAGTTATAATCTCTTCTTAAATAATTAGGAACTTCAATCGTAATATTATTTTTTACATCTTTAGGGCTAAAATTATTTTTTATTTTTATCAAAGTATTTTGAACTGTATTTCTAATTCCTTCTATTCCCTGATTATATTGTCTATTTTCTTTAAAAGAACCAAACATTAAATCTTCAGTTTTATATAAACTTTCTGTGGCTTTCTTTTTTGTAAGAGGATGCATTAACTCAGTTGTCTGTCCAAAGCCTAAATTTTTTTTAAGAGAGGTCAAAGCTCTTTCAACATTAGGTGCTCCATATAATTTTATTTTACCCCTTCTAACTTTTTGAATAATGTTAGTGGGAGTTGGTGTAGGAACAAAGTCTTCGTCAAATCTAGATTTAGCTTTAAATGATTTAAAATATTTGTCTAAATCTTTGTTTTGAATTGCAGTGTAACCTCTCTGTCTTAAAAGTTTATTAATTTGAGAATAAGATTCTGCACCAAATTCATCTG